TCGATTGCACGGGCGGCTGCTTTTGCATCGGAATTATTCTTATAAAGAGCATCCTGTATATACGTAGGCTGCAAAGCAACCCAATCATGGAAGTCTTTAGAAGCACGTATTTTGTTGAAATCAGGATGTAAGCGCATTAGCTGCACTTCCGCTTCTTTGCGGGTAATCTTGCTTTCAAGCTGTCTTAGCCCTTGCATACGACGCTCGCCCTCTTCTAGTGCCTCACTTGCACGTTTACGGGCGATAGTATCAACGATCTTAGCCACATCAGGGTATTTCTGTGACCACTTATCTACTTCTTCATCAGTTTTAGGGAATTTGATTTGACCTTTTGCAGCATCCTCTAGCTGTGCTTTTAGTTCTTCAAGCTGTCGGTCTTTTTCTGCAAGCTGACTTTGAGTATGGCGTCGTAAATCTCCATACCTTTTTTGGTAAGTTGCTTCTGCAGGACTTTCAGGCACAGGTTCTTTCTGTGGCTGTTGTTTAGCCATTTCTTGGCTATAGGTTAATTCGTCTTCTAGGCTTTCTGCTCGTTTATACTTAGCCATTTTTTTTCTCCTAGGGGGCTTCACAAAAGTGAAGGTGGCCCTTTAAGCAACGATGAACGCATACTTCTGCTTCTTCATCATTCCTGGTAGTTCAGACTCTTCGGGATATTCCTCTCCTGTCCCTTCTTCGTCCAATTCATCCTCAACCTCTACGGCTGGGTACTCTACTTCAACGTCCTCGGAAGGTACGTTTTCATCCTCACTAGCTTCTTCGGTTTCCTCTTCAATCTCTTCATCGACGTATTGAATGAGGCCATCCATAGCCATGCCCATAAGCCCCATTTTGGCTTCATTCTGCATGTCCATAATATGTTTAAGTCCGTGCCACTTAACCACGTCAGCGGGTAGTACATACTCGCCTTCGCTGATCATAATATCGATATCGTCACGCACATTTTCTGCAGTAGACCCTATCGGAATTTCGTTGCCTGAAACCTCATCGTACATAGGCTCCATCATTCCACCGCAGTCCATTCCATACTTTTCGTCTTGTTCAGGGTCGTCAGCTTTGGCTTTTTGTATGGCCTCACCACGAGTTTCTTCATACTTTGACAATTCTCCATCGCCGTCTAAATCAGCCTTTTTCTTGTCCAATTGAAACTTTTTCTTAGCCATTTCTTTGCCTTCCTGAGTGGTGATACCCTTACGGGCTTCTGCTAGTCCGCCGAGGGCAAAACCTGCATTTTTCATTTTTTCATAAATATCGGGATAGTAATCTTTAAGTTCTTTCTGTGCGGCCTGTGTTAGCTCATTCAAAGAAAGACCTTTTTGCTCTATAAGGTCGGGAAGAAGAGGGAGATCAAAGATACCTGTTTCTTCTTGTATCTTACGTACTTCTGAAGGATCTAATTTTTTGTTGACCTTCATAGAGCCGCCTATCAACCAATTTCCTTGCATATTTGAATTGGTTTTGTATCTGTAAAATCCACCTTCAGGAATTTGATCCGTTATGTGGGCTGTTTTTACATCAGGACTGCCATCTTTTTTTATTCTTGCTCGTTCATTAGCTATGCTCTGCCAATCAACATCATCAGGCATTTCCACTTCGGCCCAAACTTGATTGGCAGGTCGGTAGTCGGGTTTTTTCATATCAGGTGTGGATTTTCCGCCGATGTGCGTTGCTGCAATATAATCACCTGCGTGCCAACCAGGACGAAAAGCCAATGCTCCAATTTTAGACTTGACCTTTCCTCCGTCATTTAACGGACCAATTTCAGCACCTATCCATTTACCTGTCTCCACACCTTTTTCGGCATTTACAAATAGTGGAAACAGTTCTTCTGGTTTATCGGGATTGGTACGAAAAAGCTTATAGGCTGTTACAGAAGTTTTTGGTGCTGTTTCTTTTACAGGCTCAATAAGTGTTTCTTCTATCACTGTATCGACTGCTTCAGTAGTTGCAGACGTTTCAAAAATATTTCCTAAATTAGATCCCGCCATAGAAGGGTCGTAATTTTTGGTTAGCATATTGGATAATTTTTTAATGCCTTTTCCAGCGCCCTTAGCAAGAACACCTGTCAACGGAATGGCTTCTGCAAGAGTTAGGGCGCTTTCTGCCCCTGCTATTCCCATCCCCAGCATATCATCATTTTCTGATGCACGATTAAAATTTCTTTTAGCCTCTTGTATACCCATAGGGATGCCCAAAGGAGTAAAATCAAAAAGGCCCATACCAGTGCTGCCATCGGTAGGGTATTCTTCACCTGCAAGTCCCTTAGCTACTTTTCTTGATACGCCATCAGAAAGTCCAAATCCCATTAATGTATTACGAATGTTATTACGGGCATTGTCTCTAAAAGAGGGGCGATAAACGTCTAACGTAGGAGTATTTTCATTATATACGGAATCTGTATCCGCATAGTAAGGCATCGCAGCATCACGGTGCCAATAGTTATCGTCTAAAATAGCTTCATTAAATTGATTATCTGACCGCCACTTTGCGTATCTGTCCGCTTCTTCTATATCCATATGAACAGGAAGTTTTTCTCCTGTTACAACATCATATGGCCCATATGTTTGAACATAGTCGTATAAATCGTCTTCCGACATTTCTACGCCATTATCTATCACACTTGGAATAACGACGTAGCCATCACCATACGGTACTGTAATTGTTTTTTCAGAGTATTCTTCTCCTGTTTCTTCATTAAGATAAACAGGCTTTCCTCTGACTGTTCTTTTATCAGTTAGAGTTGCCACTACTCGGCTCCCTTTAATACTTCATCCCGAAGTGTTCTGAAACGTTTGAGTTCAGAAATCGCACCTTGAATTTCTAAAATTCGGTGATGATCTTTTTGACCTTCAAGATTATCTCTGTGCTGATCGATACGTGCAGTGACGTAATCATTTAGTCTATCCATCTGATCTTTATCGTTGACCAGAGGAAGAAGCTGTCGATACTGCTTTTGATCCATTCGTTAGCCTTGCTGTGGACCTTGTTGAGGAGCCTGCTGCTGTTGTGGCTGGTTTCCCCCATTGTCACCACCACCGCCGCCTGTGAAGCCTGCTGCATTAGGCTCTGGTGCATTTCCTGGTGCTATATTACCGCCCCCTGTTCCTGTTGGGTCGTTAGGACTAGGTACACCACCCTGTGGCGGCTGTTGTTGGCCTTGTGGCGGCTGCGGTAGCAATGCTTGAATTTCCGCCATCATTTTTGCCTGAATAGCGGCCTCACGCTGATCGTTCAGGATCTTGTCTTCGTCGAGATCCATAGACGCTGCTAGTTCACGCAGAATATAGTCATATTTTACGAAGGGCTGCATTGCAGGGTTCTGTGCTATCTGCATAAACTGCAATAGACGCTGAGAGCGGATCTCATTGCGCATCAAGCTTTCTGTGCCACGGGCTTTTACCTCTAGGTCACCCTTCGCCATATCCTTGTCAAAGTTAAATTGCATATTAAAGCTGAACAATGATTTGCCGAGAGGGGCCAAAAGATAATCGTCGATATTTCGCACCACAGCCTTAATATTCTGTGCGGCTGCACCCATAAGCATGGACATACCTGCGGCGGTACGACCAACTCCTGTAATACCGCCTTGTCCGTGGCTATAGGACGGAATACCTGTAGCTTCGTCTGCAAGCTGTCGGCTTTTGTCGAACATCATCAAAAGCTCTTGTGAGACGTTAGGGAACTTAGTCCCGAAGATAGCTTGTCCTGGTGCTCCAGCCTGACGACGGAACACTTTGCCTGGATAGATCTCCATGTCCTGTCCTGGGACTAGGTTAGTCTCATCTACTTCGATCAATAGGTTTCCTGAAAGAGCACCATTATCTACAGCCATGCGCATAAAGCCATTCATTAATAGCTGCGTGTCTTCCATGTTTTCTGCAACTCCAATCCCAAAAAAGCTGTAGGGATTAAGTTCATATGGCACAGAGTGATATGGGATACGCATTGGCGTAAAAGGATTCAGAACAAGTCGAAGAATCTGACCGTTACATACCCATGCATTAACCTGTATTTGATCACGGTCTTGATAGTCCTTGGGGATTTCAATATCCGCTTCGTCTGCCAGTTCGCTATCAAGAATACCCCAGTATTCCATCACCTCGAAACGCTCTACTGCGTCTGTATTGGCATTATCTTCTAGAGTATCTTCCCAATATTCCCTTACATAGCTTGAACCATATTCAATAGCTGCTTCAATGCTTTCCTCACGGAAATGTGGGCGTTTCTTCAATGCTCTCATTTGAGAGCGGTTTAAACGATGGCGTTGTACAGTATATTCCGCCTCGGACATGTTACGGGCGTCAGGATCAGGGTAGAAATCCCATATTGAAACGTATTCTACTTTAGGGATCGTTTCATATAGAGGGTCATAGTTCCCTTCTTCGTCCCAACGTGGGTATTCCTTGTCATGAGCAAATGGCCCTTTAATAACACCTGTACCAAACAGACAGGTTTCAAATGCAAGGCTCCGTAAGTGCTTAGAGGCGTTACTTTCCTCTAGCTGGTCGTGCATTTTCTTTTCCATAAGCTGTGCAGCACGTCTAGCAGGCTCATAGGTGATAGAACCTGCGACTGTACCCGCATTTGCTTGCATTTTGCCCTCTAAAGGGGCTAATTTTTCCTTATATACGCCTAAATCCTTGGCAATATCAGGGCGAACAATAGAGGTCTTAGGTTTGTAATCTACGCCTACTTTATCTTTAATTTTGTCTTCTGTTAGCTCATTTGGGTCAAAAGATACTGCATCAAGGACATTGTTAGGGTTCATGCGTGGTTCAATACCCACAGGAAACTTCGATCCTGCAAATAATACGTCTACTACCTGCGCATATGCCGCCAAAACCTTTGTTTTAGTGACCTTAATAAAGGCTTTTGACTTCTCTGTAGAGGTAAATTGCACATCAGAGCCGTATAAGCCCCTATAATTACGATAGGAGTCTAGCCAGCGTGTCTCATCAGTCATTCTTCGGTCTTTAGAACGCTGAAATTGCGTTTCTATGAACGATACAACGCCTGAATACTCGACATTTTCCGCTTCTATGTCACCATCTTCCTCTAAAGCAACCACAAGATCCATTTCTGTAGCGTCTTCAGGCCGAAGATCGGTAGGTTTGTCCATAAGTGCCATGTTTTAGTATCCAAATGTTGCGTCAGCAGGTCTATAAATGGGCTGTGGTACACCTCTTCCCCAATCAAAGGGTGATGCAGAGCGTGGACGGCTCATAATTCCGTATCTCAAGCTGTCGTAGGCGTGATCAGAGGCGTATCGTGGGTCAATATCGTCTGTGCCTTTAGGATCAGAGGGTATTACAGGTAAATCTGCGATGATTTGACGGCAGTTGTTGAAGAAAATGATGCCTGCGAGGTCTGTTTCTTCATCAACCTTTAGTCTTTGATGCAATTGGTTCTTTCCAGCTACCCTTGCACCCGCACTACGGTCACTTGGACGCCATCGACAGCCCATTGCAATCATCTCTTCGGCAATACTGGGGCCAATCTGTCCACGGTTATGCCAACAGGAGCTATCAAGCACACCGTATTGTATGGATTCTCCTGCTTCCGCATCCAAAACAGCAGCGGCGAGATCTTTTCCCGTATGCTTAGATAGGTACAACTCTCTGTAAACATAAAGAGTTTCATAGCTGGGATCGATTGCATACCAATGTACAGCGCTATAACTGCTATAGCCAAAGTCACATGAGCGAAAACGCCGCCAATCTTTCGGAATATCGAAAGGTTCACAAACATGAACGCTTTGTTTGAACTCTGGGAACGCTGCCCCATCGGCTACATTCCAATCCCCTTCCAGTAATTGACGTCTTTGCATCTCTGGTAGAGACAACAAATTGGCTTCGTACTGACCGCCTTCCATAAGATATGGATTATCTTTGAGTCGAGCAGGTATAAATTTACGGTAGAAAAGAGGTTGGCCTTCATTTTCATGCCCTTTCGGAAATGTTAAAGGCTCACCTGTTTCTAAATCTGTTGCAACAAACCTTTTTCCCGCAGGCGCTGGGTCTATAAACATCTTTTTAACCCATTGATGGCCTGGACCCCCAGGGTTTGTAGTAGCTCTCATATAAATGGGAAGGTCAGTGTCTGTTGTCCGAAGTCGTGATCTCATATAAACCCAAGGGAAGCTGGTAGGGTACTGGGTAAGTTCATCAAACGCTACATAAGAAAACGCTTGCCCTTGATAACGGAATACATCTTCATCTCTTTCGAGATATGTCATCCATAGTCTAGCGCCGCTAG